AAAACACCCACCCATCTGTTTAAAAGTCTATGTCTCCTAAAAGAACGTTTTAAGAAGCTAACGTCTTCTATGGTATCATAGCCCTTGCCAGATAGATCAGTCGATTTGTGCGCATCTGTCCAGACGATACGTGATTCCGCAAACACAGACTGAATATTCTGATAATTAAAAGCTGGTATATCATCAGAAACACTACACAAACAATCATCACCGTAAGTCGTCAATACAACATGGTCTGTAAAATTAAACTTAGGATACAGATTGTAAAATACATAACGGTGCAATAACTGATTGGCGATACAATTAATAATTACAGTCAATGGGTTCCCGGATGGATTACTCCCAGCGACTTGTATATAACTACCGTCGTAATCATATGTTGGAAATGCGATCTCCGCCGCTATACTGCGCATAGCTGTTCTGTCTGTCTTGGTGTAACCGGCCATCTTAGCTATCGCAATCATTATTTCCAGAGATTGTTGAATCAAAATAGGATTCATTGTTTTGTCATAGTTTTTATAATCACCGGCTAAGAACTTCGGGAATCGCAATAAATGGGAAGCTAGCTGATCCCAGTCGGGTCCAAATGTGTTCATACCCACTGCAAGTTCGCAAGACAACCACCTGTTGTACATAAATCTAATTATTGGACTGTAGTATCTACGTGTCACACACATAAATGCTAAATCGCAACCACCGAAAATACGCATCTTGCCTTTGCCTTTCTTGAGGGGTTCATCTTTAATACACGCCTTGAAGATTGTATTCACTCTCTCACCTCTCCTCAACTTCGTGTCTAACGATTCTACTTCCTCCCAAATCTCGTCATTTAATGTGAAGTTATGAGAGACATACTCCGACGACTCCAACAACCTGCAATAGTTAATTTTCGGGCCGGGTAAGTGAGGACCACCGGATGTTTTCATATCGATGCGTGTAAGGCCATTCAGACCGTCCCGGTTATTCACAATCATCTGCTTTGAATAAGGAAGTGTATCTTCTCTCAATAATTCAGGAGCTTCAAACCACGCGGCTGTGTAGGTACAAAGTAAATTACCATATGCTTGAGAAAACGGAGTAGGCCTAAAACAACCTTTTACTTCCGAGATGGCGGTTAAGTCTTTCTTCCATATATCTCCAATAGTAATCCCTTCTTCTCGCATAAATGTAGTGGTAGGAGGGTAATGAACTTGCACAAGACCTAGAGTTTTACATACAATATCTACTTTAGGATGAATGCGATACTGAGTCTTAAACTTCGCTGATTGTCCATGACTTCCCAAATAATCTATGTGCACTAAATTATTT